CGCCACCGCGCATCCTGATCCACGGCGTGGCCGGGGTCGGCAAATCCACCTTCGCCGCCGCTGCGGATCGGCCGGTGTTCATCATGACCGAGGATGGCCTGGGCAAGCTTCAAGTGCCGCATTTTCCCCTGGCGACGAGCTTTGCTGAGGTGGCTGAAGCGCTCGATGCGCTGCTGAACGAGGACCACGATTTCGGCACCGTGGTGATCGACAGCATCGACTGGCTCGAGCCGCTGATCTGGGCTGAGACCTGCAAGCGCAACGGCTGGGCGTCCATTGAAGCGCCGGGGTTCGGCAAGGGCTACGCCGAAGCGCTGAATGTCTGGCGGGAATATCTCGACAAGCTGAATGCGCTTCGGGACCAGAAAGGCATGGTGGTCATCCAGATCGCCCATACTGACATCAAGCGTTTCGACAGTCCCGAGCACGAGCCCTACGACCGCTATGTGATCAAGCTGCAGGCCCGCGCCTCGGCGCTGTTGCAGGAGCACTCAGATGTGGTGCTCTTCGCCAACTATCAGATCTCGGTCGCCAAATCCGATGTCGGATTCAACAAAAAGGTGACCCGGGCGCTCGGGTCCGGTGCGCGCGTCATGCACACCGAAGAGCGCCCCGCCTTCCTCGCCAAGAACCGTTACGGCTTGCCGGACACCCTGCCGCTTGAGTGGTCGGAGTTCCTCGCAGCCATGCCCCAACCTGAATGATTGCCTTGAAAGGATAAGACCATGGCACGTTTCGACACCTCTTTTGACGCAACCAGCGTCGAACCCACCACCGCCTATGAGCTGCTGCCCGCAGGCAAATACCGCGCCCAGATCGTCGAGAGCGAGATGCGCGTCACCAAGAACGGCATGGGTCAGTTTCTGTGGCTGATGCTCGACATCCTCGAAGGGGAGCAGAAGGGTCGGAAGATCTTCGACCAGCTGAACCTCGTGAACCCGAACCCGACCACGGTCGAAATCGCACAGCGCACGCTGTCGGCCATCTGCCACGCCACGGGCCGGATGCATGTCAGCGACAGCGAAGAACTGCACCTGATCCCGATGACGATCCAGGTGAAAATCAAGCCGCCGAAGAACGGATACGGGGAGAGCAACGCGATTGCCTATCTCCCGCCTGAAAAGGGCGCAGCCCCGGCTACCCGCACGGCGAAGCCTGCGTCTGACCCCACTGGCTCTTCGGTGCCGCCGAAAATGGCCTCCGCGCCCTGGAACAAGAAAGGCTGAGCCTTCGCGCTGCCCTGCACCCTGACTGACGGGGCAGCGCTTTCCAAACCCATCTGAGGAAATTCCCATGACTGACAAGACCAACGCGGCTCCTGTGGCTGCGACCAACCCCGGCTTGCCCGAAGACCAGCGGCGGCTGATCGAGCTCGACGATACCATCGCCAAGATCCGCACGCAGATCGCGACGGCCGATCTGGCCCGTCAGCGGGGCCAGAAGTCGATCGATCCGGACTGGTTCCACCGGGCCCGCACGGCCTTGCGCCACCTGTGCCGCGAGCGAGCGGAACTCTTGGCCCAAGGCACCGGCCGCCGTCGCCGCGAAAAACTCAAGGACGCGCTGATCGGCATCCTGCGCGAACGCCATGACCCCGAGACCTGGGATGGCATTCTGGCCGAGGCGCAGGCCCGCACTGAACGGGAGGGTCTGTAATGGCAGAGTTGCCCTGCGCCCCCACGCCGACGCTGACGGCGATCTATGCTGATTACGAGGCCCGCCAGGGCGATGGTTTCCGCGACCACCTCGGGGCGTCGATCATCGGCAAATCCTGCGCCCGGGCGCTCTGGTACGATTTCCGCTGGATCACGCCCGCGCGTCACTCCGGCCGTCTGCTGCGCCTCTTCGAGACGGGGCAGCTCGAAGAGGACCGGCTCGTGCGCAACCTGAGTGCCACCGGGGCGACCGTGCTCGAGGTCGATCCCGAAACCGGCCGCCAGTTCCGGGTCGAGGCCCATGGCGGGCATTTCGGCGGCTCGCTTGATGGCGTGGCCCTCGGGCTCCTGGAGGCGCCGAAGACCTGGCATGTGCTGGAGTTCAAGACCCACTCGGTCAAGAGCTTCAACGAGTTGGTCGCCAAGGGTGTCGTTCTGGCGAAGCCCCAGCATGCCGCGCAGATGCAGATCTATATGCACCTGACCGGCATCACGCGCGCCCTCTACGTCGCGGTCTGCAAGGACACCGACGCGCTGCACATCGAGCGTATCGAGGCAGACAGCGCCATGGCGGAACGCCTGCTGGAGAAGGCCGGGCGCATCATCTACGCCCAGCATCCGCCCGCGCGGATCAGCGAAGATCCGGCTTGGTTCGAATGCCGGTTCTGCGATCACCATGCCGCTTGCCACGATGGTGGTGGGGCGGCTGTGACTTGCCGGTCCTGTTTGCATGCAACGCCCGTTGACGGCGGCTGGCACTGCGCCCGCCACGACCGAATCCTGGCGCCTGCCGAGCAGCGTGCGGCCTGCACCCGCCATCTCTTCATCCCCGATCTCGTCCCCGGCGAGGTCATCGATGCGGGCGACGATGTCGTCACCTACCGCATGGCCGATGGCTCGACCTGGGCAAACGACGCCCGCACGACGGAGGCCGCGCCATGCTGACCCTGCGCCCCTATCAAAAGGCCGCGATCGCCGCGATCTACGGCTATTTCCAGAACCATAAAGGCAACCCGCTGGTGGTGATCCCGACCGCCGGAGGCAAGTCCCTCGTCATGGCCGCCTTCATCGAGGGCGTGCTGAAGGCATGGCCCGACCAGCGCATCCTGATCGTGACCCATGTCCGCGAGCTGATCGCCCAGAACCATGCCGAGATGATCGGGCTCTGGCCCGAGGCGCCTGCCGGTATCTATTCGGCGGGCCTCGGCAAGCGCGAGGCGCAGGCGCAGATCCTCTTCGCAGGCATCCAGTCGATCCACCGCCGCGCGCAAGAAATCGGCCACACGGATCTCGTGCTGATCGACGAGGCACATCTCATACCCGGCAATTCTAGTACCATGTATCGGCGTTTCCTTGATGGCCTGACCCGGATCAATCCTGCACTCAAGGTGATCGGACTGACCGCCACGCCGTTCCGGGTCGACAGCGGCATGTTGCACGAGGGCAAGAACGCGCTCTTCACCGATATCGCCTATGAGGCCCCGGTGCGCGATCTGATCGACGCGGGCTACCTGAGCCCGCTCGTGTCGAAACAGCCTGCCACGCGGCTCGATGTATCGAAGGTCGGCACCCGGGCGGGCGACTTCATCGCGCGCGATCTGGCGGCGGCGGTCGATCAGGACGCCATCACGCGGGCGGCGGTCAGCGAGATCATCGAGCATGGCCGCGACCGGAAGTCCTGGCTGGCCTTCTGCTCGGGCGTCGAGCACGCGCGTCATGTGGCCGAGGAACTCGGCCGCCAGGGCATCAGCTGCCGCACGATCTTCGGCGACACGCCGAAGGACGAGCGCGATGCCATCATCGCCGCCTTCAAGCGCGGAGAAATCCGGGCGCTGGCCTCGATGGGCGTGCTGACCACCGGCTTCAATGCGCCGGGTGTCGATCTGATTGCGCTCCTGCGCCCCACCAAGTCCGCAGGCCTCTATGTGCAGATGGTTGGCCGCGGCACGCGCCTCGTGCCGGGCAAGGAAAACTGTCTGGTCCTCGACTTCGCTGGCAATGTCCGCCGTCACGGGCCGATCGATCTGGTGCGTCCGAAACGCCCAGGCGAGGCCGGTGGAGGTGAGGCTCCGACCAAGCTTTGCCCCGAATGCGACAGCATCGTCGCGCTCTCGGCGACGGAATGCCCGGACTGCGGCCACGTCTTCCCGCCCCGGGAGGTCAAAATCGCCCCCACGGCGGCCACACTTCCCGTCCTTTCGCCGAAGCAACAATGGCTGCCCGTGCACGGCGTCTCCTACAGCCGCCACGACAAGCTCGGAAGGCAGCCCTCGCTGAAGGTGACCTATAGCTGCGGGATCAAGTCCTACAGCGAATGGGTCTGCATTGAGCATCAGGGCTATGCCCGCCAGAAGGCGGCGGAATGGTGGCGCAAGCGCGCACCTGGCTGTCCGGTGCCGCTCAGCGTGGACGAGGCCATTTTGCAGGCCAAAGAGCTGATGCGCCCCAGTGCGATCTCGGTCCGCCCCGCGGGCCGCTATGTCGAGGTTTCCGGTTACAGGTTTGACCCATGCGCCAACGTTCCCCCGGCCTCTGCGCCGTTTGCCACCGGCAACCTCGCGGGTTTGGCTGGTTCGACCGGAATTTCCGGGTCTCGGACCCGCGCCGCGATGCCAGCCGCAAGCACCTCTGCAGCCGCACCTGCCAGAACATCTGCCACGGGAGGAAGGGCATGATCGATCCCACCCCGAATGAGATGCAGGCGATGACCGTCGGCGGCCAACAAGGTGGCGCGTATCTCGAAAGCATCGGCAAATCCGATCTCGCCACCCTCACTGAGACCGAGTGGGACCGCTTCATCGATGCGGTTGTCACCGGATATTGCGACCACTTGCGCGAGCTGGCGGGCCACGACCGCACACGCCTCGACGCCATGACCCCCGAGGTGCCCTTCTGATGACCAACACATCCTTCATGGCGCGCTTTGGCGCGCGGCTTGTGACCAATGGCTATGCCATCCTGCCGATCGGCCCGGGCACGAAGAAACCCGGCCGCTTCCAGCGCGGGGCATGGGCGGATTATCCCGAATGGAACCGCCATGCGGAACGCGGCACCACCGAGGTCGAGGTGGCCACATGGGCAAGCTGGCCGGATTGCGGCATCGGGATCGTGGGCGGTGCCGTGGCTGCGGTCGATATCGACATCAAAGATGACGCTGACCTTGCACTGCGGATAGAGCGGCTCGCCCGGGAACGTCTCGGCGACACACCCGCCCTGCGCATTGGTCGTGCGCCAAAGCGGATGTTGGTCTATCGCACAGCAACGCCGTTTCGAGGCATCAAACGCCATCCTCTGGAGGTGCTCTGCCTCGGGCAGCAGTTCGTGGCTTACGCCAATCATCCGGACACGGGCGCACCCTATGCCTGGCCCGAAGAGGGGTTGGCGGACATCGACATCAGCGATCTGCCGGAAATCTCGGCCGAGGCTGCTACGGCTTTCATCGACGAGGCCTATGCGCTGCTGCCAGAGGTCCTGCGTCAGCGCGGTCTGACGAACCAGACGGTAGACACTGAGTACATGCGCAGCCACAGTCAGATCGGAACCTTGCCCGCGATCGAGGCGGCGCTCGCTTGGTTGCCCAATGCCGAGCTGGATTACGACAGCTGGATGCGCGTCGGCATGGCTTTGAAGGGGGCGCTCGGCGAGGCCGGGGCAGATCTCTTTGCCGACTGGTCCGCACAGGCAGCCAAGGATGTGCCCGCCACCACGATGAAGGCCTGGGCCAGCTTCAAGCCCGACCGGATCGGCGCTGGCACGATCTACCATCTGGCAATGGAACGCGGCTGGCAGCCTGATCCCGACCTCCGCCTTGATGGCAGTCTGACCAATGACGCGGATCATCCGGCGGCCGGTTTGCTGGCGAGGCTGGATGCTAGAACAACGGCGGAGTCTCTGGCGCCAGCTGCACCGCCATTCTCGCTGGCCATCCCTGACGGATTGGTGGGTGATCTCACGGGTTACATGCTGACCATCGCCCGCCGTCCGCAGCCGCTCCTGTCGCTTGGCGCGAGCCTTTGCGCCATCGGCGCGCTGATGGGGCGGAATTACCGGACCGAGAGCAACCTGCGCTCGAACCTCTATGTCGTTGGCATCGCCGACAGCGGTTCAGGCAAGAACCACGCCCGCGAGATCATCAACGAGACCTTCTTCGAAGCGGGGCTCGCGCACCACCTTGGCGGCAACAAGATCGCCTCCGGCGCGGGGCTCTTGACCGCGCTGCACCGTCAGCCCGCGATCCTGTTTCAGATCGACGAGTTTGGCATGTTCCTGTCAGCTGCGGCAGATCGCAAGCGCAGTCCGCGCCACATCACCGAGATTCTCGACAACATGACCGAGCTCTACACCTCGGCCGGCGGGATCTTCCTCGGGGCGGAATATGCCAACCGCGACGGCACGAACGAGCGGCGCGACATCAACCAGCCCTGCCTCTGCGTCTATGGCACCACGACGCCCTTGCACTTCTGGGGGGCATTGCAGGGGGCAAACGTGGTAGACGGCTCGCTGGCCCGTTTCCTGATCCTGCCCAGCGACGAGGACTACCCAGACGAGAACATCGCCGTCGGCATCCGGCAGGCCCCGCCTGCGCTGATCTATGGGCTGCGTTTGATCGCGGCCGGTGGAGGCGCCCCAAAGGGCAATCTTGCTGGCAAGACCGCCGATCAGAACACCGCAGTGAACCCGATGATCGTGCCGATGACTGAGGAAGCGCGCGCCCGGTTCCGCCAGCTCAGTATCGAGCTGACGGAGGAGTTGCGGGCCGCGGCTGGCACGGCTTTCACGGCCATCCTCGCCCGCATCGGGGAAAACGCCCTGAAGCTTGCGCTCATCGTGGCGGTCGGGCGCGA